TTTACCATATTATTAAGAAATAAGATTTACTTAATAATTTTCAAAACGCGTTAAGAACTAAACCTCTCTTCGGAGAGGTTTTTTTATTTACTATATTTATATACAAGAAAATATGGTATAATCATGAGTACACAATTTGAATTATTTCCTGGAAAAAACCTAAGTGGATTGTTTGAAGATATTTACAACAATCAACAAAATAAAAAGGAAAGAATATCAGAACTAATTGCAGAAATAAAAAAGGTAATTAGACATTCTGGTGATATGGCAGTTATAGGTCCAATCATTAAAGACCTTGTTGATACATCTGTAAGAAACGATGAATCATTAATAAAACTTGCAGCAATTGCACAAAGAATGATTGCATCAAAAGATAAATCTGATGGTGATACTGGTTTCCTTACTGATAAAGAAAAAGAACAATTACTACAACAATTAGAAGATACAGTTTACGAGGTAGAAAACGAAAAAACAAAAGTTGATGATTTGACCAATGAGGTTGAAGAATTAAAACAGAAAGTAGAATCTAAATGAAATCATTAAGAGCAAATGCATTATCAGGTGGTATTATCGATAGTCACAAATCATATGGAGGTGTTGTTGTTGATGTTGTAACTGATGAAAATCATAAAGATATTGTAGAACTTGAAATAAATGTAAAGGAAGAAAATAGAAACATTGGTTTAATTGGTTGTGCAAAAATTAAAAGATTTGATGATAACTCATCCGACCCAAACAATTTAAAATATTATAGACCATATAGTTATTCAGATTTGGACTTACCAATCGTAGGTGAAATCGTAGAATTAATAAAAACTAGTGGGGGTTCTTTAGTTTATAAACGATTATCTTCGCAAAATATAAACACAGGTAATGCAATAACAAATTCTAATCAAAAATTTAATCCACAAAAAGATACTCCTAATCCATCAAAGGATTACAAAACCGTATCTCAAACAGGAACACCCAACTCATCTAATTCACAAGTAGATGAACCCTCTAATCAATATTTTGAACCTTCAACTATAAATCCATTACAATATTTTGAAGGAGATAAAGTTATACAATCTCGATTTGGCCAATCGATTAGGTTTAGTGGATTTAACAACGAAGAAAAAAAATTCTCTCCTACAATCATAATTAGAAACAGACAAGGAGATGAATCAAAAAAGAATAATAAAAAGGGTGCTCCAATATATGAGAATATTGTTGATGATGGTTCAACTATTGTTCTATCAAGTGGAAAACATTTACTAAACTTTACACCAGGTACAGTTGATACTCCATTAGAAACCGAACCAATAAAAGCAACTGAGCCTGAATTAAAAGATAGAGACCAAATATTAATCAATAGTGGTAGGATAATACTATCATCTAAAGATTCTGAAATGTTATTCTATTCAAAAGGAGATTATGGATTTATTTCAGATGGTAAGTTTACTATTGATAATGGAGAGGGTGGCGCAGATTTAGATTTTGGTGATGATGTAAATATTACTACTGATAGACTAGACGGAAATTTTTCAGTCCTTACGGGTAATGGGGAAATTAGATTAAATACCGATGAACAAGGAAACTCACCAACTACTGGTAATCGAGAACCAATTGTAAGAGGACAGGTTCTTGTAAATTTACTTACTGAACTTATTGATGAAATTAACAAACAAGTTTACTCTACCCCAGCGGGCCCTACTGCAGTAGGCCCAAATAACTCCTCAAAGTTTGAAACTATAAAAGGTAAACTTAATGATTTCTTATCAACTCTTAATTACACTCAATAATCATGTCTTGGGATATTTTTAAATCAAATATGCTTATTTTTATGCAGGGTGCCTCTATTGTTGATGGAGAGCAAATCAAATCATCTAAGAATGTAAACTCGTTTGAAGATTTTGCGAGTAAACTTACAAGTGAATATGATAATTGTATAAGAAGAGGATTTCAAAGTCAAATAAATAAAGTTTCTATTGATAAACCAAATACTGATATGATGGAAAATCTTTTAAACATAGCATTCAGAAGAGCACTACAAGTTTCAGAAGGTAAACATAACATAATTGATGAGATAGGTAAGGGAGTTTTAGCATATTGGACAGCTGCAGAATTGGCAACTACACCACCACCGATTCAACTACCAACAGTCTCAAATGCGGCTTTCAATGTTGGTACAACAATAGCTTTGGTTGAGGATGTGGGAGAGTGGAGAGAAACTGGTCAAATAACTCCAATTAACGATGCTGAAATATTTTTAGACCAATTGATTTCTGTAATGAAAAGTCATCTACCTACTTTAAAAGGAAAATATATAACTGATACTTTATATTTCATAGGTGTTGGTCTTACCAATGCACCTGGTATAGTAAATTGGCAAGGATATGAAATAATACCAATAGATGCTCCATCTATTGCACAACCAGAAAATCAATAAAGATATATTTATATTAGTAAGGAAAATAAAAGAATTATGAATTCGAAACAATTAATAAAAGTAATAAAAACAATTGTAGAAGCTGAAGTGGCAAAAAAACACGAAAAGTTTCTTACTGAAACATTTCCTAAAATATTAGAGGAAGAAGTTTCTAACAGGTTAAAATCTACACAAAATATTGTATCAGAAGAAACAATAGAGGTAGACCCTTTTGAGCAAGCAGAACTTGCTTTACAAGAAGAGAGAACACAGCCTAAAAAGCAATTCACTAAGAATGAAGCGATTAATGAGGCTTTAAATAATACAAAACCATTTACACCTGCACAAAGAAAGGGTGGAGTTGAACAAAAATCAGTATTAGATAAATTTCAACAACAATCTGTAAATGAGAACATGGATAAAACAGTTACATTTAACCAACAAGGTGCAGGTGCAGGTTTAGCAGGAATGAGAGCATCTATGGCTGCACAAATGGGTTATGGTGATATAAAACAACAACCAAGTAAAACAGGTCTTGGAGTAAGAACTGGTTTAGCAGGGTTGGATAGAATATTAAATAGAGATAACTCTGAACTTGTAAAAAAGTTTAAAAGATAGGAGATAAGAAGTGGCATATATTCTTGATAAGAAGGTTGTAAAGGATACTAAAGAGTTTAATAACTTTGCATATGGTATTACTTTACCTGTACAGAGAGGAACTAATGGTTTCTTTAAACAAGCTTTCTCATCATTTGAACAAGCTAAATCAAATCTTAAAAATTTATTACTAACAAGGAAGGGTGAACGAATATTTCAACCTAACTTTGGAACTGGTTTACATGAGTTGCTTTTTGAACAAGCAACAACTGATTTAGAGCAACGATTAGAAGATACGATAACTGAAAGTGTTAACACTTGGTTACCATATATTGATATTGATGAAATCGAAGTGATAATGACAGATGAGATGAAAGATAGAAATAGAGCTGAAATGAAGGTAAAATTTTCAGTTGGGAATCAATTTGAATCTCAAGAATTAACATTTTTAGTAACAGGATAAAAAAATGGCACTAAATTCATTAAATAAAAAGAATAATGGGAGAGATATAAAATATCTCAATAAAGATTTTAGTTCTTTCAGACAAAATCTTATTGATTATGCAAAAACATATTTCCCACAAACATATTCTGATTTCAATGAGTCATCACCAGGTATGATGTTTATTGAAATGGCATCTTATGTAGGAGATGTTCTTTCGTATTATACTGATGATACTTTGAAGGAATCTATGATGTTGTATGCTGAAGATAAGAAAAATGTTTTAGCATTATCAGAATATTTAGGATATAAACCAAAAGTAACTTCACCAGCAATTGCTAAATTAGCAGTTTATCAAATAGTTCCAGCTAGTGGTTCTGATGCTGAGATTAAACCAGATTCAAATTACTATTTAAGAATAAAAGAAGGAATGGTTGTTCAATCAACAACTGATAGTGTATTATTTAGAACAACTGAATTATTAGATTTTGCAGTAGATACAGATAGAGAAATTTCTGTATATTCTTCAAATGGTACAGAACCAACACAATACCTTATAAAAAAGTATGTTAGGGCAATATCTGCAGAATTAAAAACAATCACTTATAACTTTGGTAACACACCACAACAATTTTCAAAGATTCAAATCGCTGATGATAATGTAATTGATATCTATGATGTAAGAGATTCAAATGGAAACAAGTGGTATCAAGTTCCTTATCTTGCACAAGAAATGATTTATGTAGATTATCCAACTTCAGAATTAACTGATAAAGATTTATCATCAATAGAAGGTGCACCACCAAGTATTTTAAAACTTATTAAAACATCTCGTAGGTTCACTACAAAAGTAAATGAGGATAATACTACTTCATTAGTTTTTGGTGGAGGTAACTCAACATCATCTGATGAAACCTTGATACCAAATTTTAAAAATGTAGGATTGGGGTTAAATAATTCGATTGATAGATTGGGTTCATCATTTGACCCATCAAATTTCTTAAAAACAACATCTTATGGACAAGCACCAACTGGTGAATTCACCATATCTTATTTAGTTGGAGGTGGTGTGGAATCAAATGTAGGAGTTGGTGAATTAGTTCAAATACAATCAATAGAATTTGATGAAGATAGAAACTCTTTTTCAGATGATGAGCTATCATTATATAGAACATCTCAAAACTCAGTAGCAGTTGATAATGAAGAACCTGCAAGTGGTGGAAAGGGTGGAGATACAATAGAAGAAATTAGACAAAACGCTTTAGCAAACTTTGGTTCACAAAACAGAGCAGTAACGAGAAAAGATTATCAGGTAAGAACACTTTCTTTACCTTCAAAGTATGGTGGTGTGGCAAAGGCATACTGTTCTCAAGATGGCGAGTTAGATAACAACTCTCCTGCATCAATATTGAGTAATCCTGATTCATTAGAAGAATTTACAAATTTAGTTTTTTCATTAAAAGATAATTCAGATGTTTCTGAAAAAGAAATTAAAGAAACAGTTCAAACTTTCTTACAAAATAAAAAGAATACTGTTAACGAAAAAAATAATCCATTTGCTATTAACTTATATATTCTTGGATATGATTCAAATAAAAACTTAAAATCACTTAACAGAGCAGTTAAAGAAAATGTAAAAACTTATTTGGGTGAATATAGATTACTTACTGATGGTATTAATATTATCGATGGATATATTATAAACATAGGTTTAGATTTTGAAATAAAAGTTTATGGTGGATATAACAAAAGAGAAGTTCTAACAAGATGTCAACAAGAACTTACAAATTACTTTAGTATTGATAATTGGACATTTAATATGCCAATTAATATTTCTGAAGTCGAATTAATAATAGCTGGTGTAGAAGGAGTACAATCAGTTCCAAAGTGTGAAATAGTAAACAAATGTTTAGGTAATTATTCACCTCATTCATACAATATACAAGAGGCAACAAAAGGTAAAATAGTTTATCCTTCACTTGACCCATCTGTATTTGAGGTTAAATTTCCAAACAAAGATATAAGAGGGAGGGTAGTATAATGTATCATTTTGTAACAGCATCAAAAGATGCAACGATTTACTTACAACAACCAACTCAGAATACTGGCTTGGATGAGATACTTGAAGTGTCAAAAGTTTACTATGGTAACC